TAGCCAAAATAACAAGTATGGTTATTTATCTAGAAGAACTGAAGAAATTAACTTTATTAAAGAAAATTATACTAAGTTTGTAAATGAATTAAATGTTGCAGCAGAAAAGGTCGAACAAGCTTCAAAAGAAGTAGCTACTGTTGCTCAAAATAATCAACAACAAATAATCGAAGTTAATAAACAAGTCGGAGAAAAAATTGAAGAAGTAGGTAAAAAATTAGATGGAATCCAAAAGACAATGGCAGATCAGAATAAAGCGGTTAATACGACTGATACCATAGTCAATAGTGGAGAATATTTGGCTCAGATACCAAAATATATTATGGAAATGATATTTGGTTTATCTGTAGGCGGAGAAGATCCAAAGATACATGGTTTAAGTGTCTTATAAATTTTAGGAGAGTGAATTAAATATGAGTGTCTTTACTGGGCGTAATTCAGGTGAAACAATTTATCAAAATATAGATATGGCAAGTCAAACCTCAGCTAATATAACGGTGCCTCCTGGTTGGAATGAAAAAGCTATAGGAGATACATTATTACAAAGACTAGATTTCTTTGAACTATATGGCTTAAATGAATATATACCAGGAGCTAATACAAGTGCTAGTTTCTTAGGTTTTTTACCCATAATAATAAGAAGTACTGAGTTTTACGGTAAAAATATAGTAGATAAAAGTAATGATAATAAAGATGTTAACATATATATAAAGGTACCATGGTCTCCTTCTGAAGTTTCAGATAGTGTATCTGTTAATTTCAGTAGAAGGTCTGGTGCAGCCACGACTTTAAGCGAATTCGTAACTAAGGCTGTTTCTAATTTTTCGGAATACTTAGCAAATTTATTACAAGCAGAATATCATCCAGAAAATTTGAATAAAAATTTAGATATAGAATTTATACTACCGCTTAATAGGAGAGTTAACCCTGATTTTATATTTAAAGTAAGGTCCTATTTAGGAGCATTACAAGGATTAGTGTATCCTAGAAATTTCGGCTTTCAATATCCTCCATTGTTAGCTGTCACATTTGGAGGTCTTTATAAAGGTTTTAAAGGATTTTTACGAGAAGTAAATATAAGGACAAGTGAAGAGATGATTGAAGTAAATGGGGAAATGTTCCCATTATTAATCCGTGGCTCATTAAGATTTACTAATGTTTTCTTATATACATGGAGTTATTCTGATAAAGTAAAAGGAATGCTTGGGAATTTTACTTTAAATAATTACCCATGGATATTGTTTGGTGAAGATAAAGGTGTAAATAGTATTTCGACGACATCTATGCTTGCTGGTAGTGATTATATAATTAATAATACAGCTAATAATGAAGCTTTAGATACTGCTTTATATAAAGTCTTTAAGAGGGGCGAAAGTTTTGAAGGCGTAGATCCAGTTACTGAAAAATGGTATAAAGTGTATACTAATATGAAAAATTTCGATACGACTGGAGATTTTACTAATTTAAACTATGATTATGATACCTCTTTTACTATGGGCACACATTTTTCAAGTATCATGGAAGAGATTAATAATGATAATTTTAAATTCTTAGGTGTAGATAGTGACAATGATAATGTTAAATTGGCTAACAGTATACAATCAATAATTGGCTCAGTACAAGATGTTTCACATTATTCTAATCTTTTGATAAATATAAGAGATAAAAATCTTTTTAATATTTTATCAATGGTATCTAAGATAGTAGGTTCTTCAGGTACTCCAATAGCTGATACTACTAGGTCCATAATTAATATATATTGGCCGATATTATCAATGCTAACAGATGTCGATACCGGTTTAAACTTATATAATGCCACTGATTTCTATTATAACCTATCGAAACTTACAGGAGAACTTGATAAAATTATATCTAATAATAACAATGCTTCAAAGGATATTTTCGACGAAGCTAAATATATCAATGCTTTATATACCGAAAGAGTAGCTAATATATCTAGTAAATTTAATAGTTATTTAAATAGTGATGAATACATAAACAATACAGACATGGCACCTTTAAATACACTACATGCTTCTAATATGCTTCTACTTCAGACTGAGATATTAAAGAATGCAGATGTTCTTAAAGATTTAAATAAAAAGATGTATGAAAGTGCTTATATCAGTGGATTATACAGCGATGCTGAATTATTACAATTTAAAAAGGCTTATGAATTAAGCAATAAAATAGATACTATCCAAGTTAAGACTATTAATGAAGTATTAAGTACTAATCTTAATACAATTAAAGGAGAATTGGCATGATAGCAAAAGATTATGACCAAACATTATATTATGAAGAAGTAGAATATGGTGAAAAAGTTTATCCATCAAATAAAGATAGCAAACATCACATGGCTACTAATTCGGAAATATATTACTTCAAAGATATAGGTAAGGTACCTTTATTCTTAAAAAATTTTGCTGGTAAAATACCTTCTTATGTTGAAGGTGAAATTTCACATGTAGTAAAAGAAACTGAAGTTAATAGACCAGATCTGATAGCTTGGAAATACTATAAAAATCCTGAGTTATTTTGGGTAGTATTAGCAGTTAATAATATTATAAATCCATTTAAAATTGAAGAAGGTACTAGGTTAAGAATACTACCAAAATCTTATGTTGAATACAATTTATTAAGATATTACAAATAATATGGAAGAGTTGATTTAAGATGGTTATACGCAAATATGCTAATTATGTAGATTATTTTGTAACAAGAGCTAGACTTTCATGGTATGACTATAACCCTGTTTTGGTTAAAAGTTTTTCTTATAATCTAGCACAGTATACATCTTCAGTATACGCTAGCATTGCTGTATTAATAGAAGACGATAAGGTCAATGATTTTAAAAATATTGAAACATTGCCAATAAAAGATAGAAGGATAGAAGTTTGGTTTGAAGATGAATTAAGAAGTGATAAGTTTAATCAGAAATTCTTTTCAGGTCCATTTAAATTTTGTGTAGTTAATTATGAGATTAAAGATAGTGGTTTCAGTGAAGTAGATTTCGAATATGCAGGATTTACTTCAGGTAAAATTATATTATTACATTGCTTAGACCCTGTATTTTATTCAATGACATTAAATGAAAAAGTCAGGTCTTTTGGACAAGTTACAGCTTCAAATGTCGTAGAAAAAATTGTATCTGAAAACGGTGGTACCTCTAAGATAGTAGTGCCAACTGATGTAAATTATAATTGGTTGCAAACACAAATGACCGATTATGATATGATACGTTCTCTTCTTCCTTATTCTCGCTCATTAGATGGTAAAGTTATGTATAATTTCTTTATGTTTAATGAAGAAGCTTATTTTGCTCCAATAACTGCAGGAGCAATTGCTCCATTTAGATTAACAGTAGATATGATTATTAATTCACAACAGATTGTATATAATACAAATTTTAAGTTTTTAATTGAGAAATACGGTGGTAAAGATACATTAAATGTATTCAATAGAGGATTTAGAGATTTTAAGAAGTATAATCCCAAAAGCTTTGTTAGACAAAGTTATATTGAAAAAGCAGGTAGCAGAAAGCAGCATAGAGGAGTGTCTACTAAATATATTAATACAAGTATAGACGACCCAGTATTACAAGAAATATACGCTACTAACTTAAGACACAGAGTATACACTTTTAGTAAGATAGTGCAAGTTAATACTGATTTAATTCCTGATATTACGCCATTAAGTTGTATTGAAGTAATAAGCCAAGATGAAGATGGCAAATTGAAAGAGTTAGATGGATTATATTATGTGGCTTCAGTTACTTACAATTTTGGAATGACAAATAATTATCCAACACAACCATTCGTCAACTTGATATTATGTACAGATAATGAGATAGAAGGAATTGAAAGCGTTGAAGGAGGTCCAATTGGATAATGGCTTCTAAATTTACAGGAGTATATGTAGGTACGGTTGTAGATAATAAAGATCCATTAAAATTGGGAAGGTTGAAGGTTAAAGTCCCAGCTGTATATGGAAATATTAGAACTGAAGACCTTCCGTGGTGTGAGCCATGTTTTCCTTACGGCCACAATGATAAAGGAATGTTCTTTGTACCGGAAATTGATTCATTAGTATTGATAATGTTTATAAATGGTAGTATATACAAACCTATATGGATAGGTACAATTTTTAGAGAAGAATCAAATATAGTTCCTTATGAAGCCCAATATGATGAATATCCTGAAAGAAAGATAGTTAAGACGAAGACAGGATATGTTATGTTTGATGACAATTCTAATTATATTGAGATAAAACATCGTAATGGTTCTTCTATAGAAATGAAAGACAATGGTGATATTATAATCCATGCTGCCAATAATATTATAATGATGTCTGATAATATTATTGAATTAAACCCAACTAATAAAACTAATGTTATTCCTTTAGAAGACCATAGCACCAAATAATGTAAAGGAGAGTTAATATGCCGGCTGCGACAAGAATTTCTGATAAGACTACAGGTATTTGCAATTTAGGTTTACCATGTTGTCCTCATGGTAGGTCAGGAACTAATGCGACCGGTAGTCCAAATACTTATATAAATAACTTAAAAGCCCATCGTGTAACAGATACAGGACCGACAAATTGTCCACATGGCGGTACGTATAAATCTGTACAAGGCAGCCCTAATGTATTAGTTAATGGATTAGCTTTAACCAGAATAGGTGATATTACTGTCTGCATAAATTGTGGTCAAAAAGGTAATCATGTTAATGGTAGTAATAATGTTTTCGTCAACTAAAAATCCGTTTCTGAAAAAATAATTTAATTATAGGTGATGATAGATGTCTTATACATACGAATATACATATCCAAAAGATAAAGAAGCAGCTGGTTTCAGTGGACCGATACCAATAAAAGTAGGTAATGATACATTTTTGCCAGGTATTATGGAAACTGATGATTATAGAAATTTAATACGCGCTTCTATTCAAAGAATAATAGGTACCAATAAAGGTGAAAGAGTAATGCAGCCTGAGTTTGGTATTAATTTAAGGAAAATGTTGTTTGAGCCTTTAGATGGTATGCTTTTAGAAGAAATTAAAGAAGAAATAATATATGCTGTTAATAAACAAGAACCAAGGATAGAAGTTAATTACGTAGAAATTGATCCAGACATAGATAACCATACTATAAAAGTTGCCATATCTTTTAGGTATAAAAGATATGATTTAGAAGATACTCTTAATTTTCAAATTACAGGTTAAAAGGTAGGAGATTTAAACTATGAGTGAAAACAAAATCAATTTAAACGAGATAGAAAAATTGCCAATAGATTTTGAAGAAATAGTAGAATTATTAAAGAAGAGAGTTAAAGAAAGATTACCAAATCGATGGACTGACTTTTTAGCTAGCAACTTTGGAGTTGAGTTGCTAGAAGCATTTGCTTACGAAGCTGCACTGATGAATTATTATTTAAATATGAACGTTAATGAATGCTTCTTACCTACAGCTAAGACTAAGACAAGTGTATATGCTTTAGCTAGGACGATAGGTTATAAGCCAAGTCCTCCTTCTCAAGCAACAGTCACTGTTAAATTTATGATAGAAGAAGCACATAATTATCCTATTTACATCCCAAAATATACAAAGCTACTTAGCGTAGATGGTATACCATTCTATACCAATGAAAACAAAACAATATATCCAGGTGAATTATACGTAGAAGTAGAAGCAAAATCTGGTACCATTATCACAGAATCTATTATATCAAATGGTATACCTAGGTATAGGTATAAATTACAAAAATCTCCGGTTAATAAGATAGAAACAGTCTTGGTAAATGATGAAGAATATACTCAAGTTGATTTTATAGATACTAGAGGAAGTGTTAAACAATTTACTGTCGATTACGATGAAGAGTTTAATGCTTATATTACTTTTGGTGATGGTAATTATGGAGTTAACCCAGATAAGAATTTATTAATTGATGTTACGTATATAATTGGTGCTGACAAGTCACATAATGTGATGCCATTTACTATCACAGAAATTTCTGATTTAATTTACGACTCAGAGAATAATACTATTACAAATATTAAGGTTACTAATGAACAAGCGGCAGTTGGAGCATCCGATGCTGAATCTATCGATGAAGTAAAAAGAAATGTTCCAAGTATATACAGGACCCAACATAGATGTGTTACATTACAAGATTACAAGGATGTAGCACTATCAATTCCCGGTGTTAAAAAAGCCGCTGTAATCGACAATAGTATAATGGACGAGATAGGAATATTTGGTGTAAAAGTAAGCATACTTCCTGAAAAAGGAAGATATCCTAATGATGCATTTAGACAATATGTTAAAGATTACTTAGAAGAAAAGAAGATAGTTGCAACACAAATAGATATTATTGACCCTGTGTTTATAACATTTGATGTAGAGGCAAATATATCTATTATGCCGAATGTTTCATCTTCTATTGTAGCCAATAAAATACGCGAAACTATATATGACTATTTATATTGGGAAAACAGGGATTTTGGAGAAAACGTTTCTGAAACTGAAATTTATAAACGTATAATGAGTGTACAAGGAGTTAAAACAATTAATAAATTGTCAGTTACTGAAAAGAGAACTATGTATGTAACTGAGACTCCAACTGATGGTAGCACTACTATAAAGTATATTGACAACTTAAATATTATAAAAGCTGGAGCTAAAATAAATATATTAGATATTAATAATGAGTTAGCGTTATCAACTACTGTCGTTTCAGTTGATAATGAAAATAATACTTTAACTATAGCTGATCCTATTACAGCAGATATGAATATAGGAGTTGGTAGTTTAATATATCCGACTTTGCAGACGGCAGTCGACCATTCTTATGGTACCAAAGAAATAGAATTTAGCGTAGATTCAAATATAGATTTAAGTAAAATCGATTATACTTTGATGAATTTAAACAACATATCTATCTATTTTGCCGATGCACCAACAAAATATTACAGAGTACTATTTAAGATAGGAAATAAATTATATCTAGATACTCCAATTGATAGAGATATTTTAGCATGCACTGAAATAGTAATTACTAGCAAAAAATATGTACCTACATTGGCAGCAAATGTTCCAGAAGGATCAAATATATTTTATTTGAACGATTATCCTAGATTTGGAATTGGATCTAAATTAACTCAAAGTAGTATGATTTCTTTTGTAACAGATACTATAGTAATGTTAAGAAGCGGTAGCTCTACTAAAGACTATATAAGCTCTGTTATGAATGATAAATATTTAGTCAAAGTTAACAAGATTTATACTAGTGCATCAAATATATTCGTCGAAG